GCCAAAACAAAAAGCCACATAGGTGGTGTAGGCCACCTACATGGCTTGATTGTCTTGCTTGCGCCCCACAATTGCTGCCGCAATCATGGGAACCCGCGTACTCGGTTTTTCTTAAAGAGCTACTTCGTCAATTCTGTCGGATTGGCTGTCGGCGTCAATGCCTTCTCAAGTACGGAAATCCTGGTCTTGAGTGCCTCAATCTCGGTCTGCTGCCGGTTGGCAGTAGCTATCAGGGCCGTGAGGTTGAAGACGATTGTAGCTCGATCAACAGGCTCGCTCGCGTACATCGTCATCCACTTGCCATGGGGCTTGAGGATGCAGTCAAAGAGGGGTAGGGTGGCTGGCACTGCCGCCTGCTCAACCTTGGTAGGCGGATTGATAGGCTTGTCTACTTCCTGGGCCATACCAGGCCTATAGAACGCCCAGACAATAATCGCTATCGACACACCTACAACAACAACTACCGCTTTGGACCTCATAATCTACTTACCTTCTTTGTCCTTGGTGTCCTTGTCTTTGATCCGATAATCAGTCAACTTCTTCATCGAAGCAATGTCTACAGGCTTGCCGCTGTTGGCTAGGACGAGGATTCGCTGGTACTGCTCCCTTTCCAGTGGCGTCAGTGGAGTCTTGAGGTAGGCCTCGCGCTCTTCCTTGCGTTTCTTCTCAGCATCAGCCTCTTTGGCTTTGGCCTTATTGGACTCCAACGCCTTCCTGGCGTCGTTGATGGCCTGTTCCTTGGCATCCTTATCCTGCTGTTCTTTTAGTTCGATCGCCTTGGCTTTCTGCTCGGCCTGTACGCGGTCAACTTCGAGTTGGGCCACTCTGTGGGCCTCGTTGTCCTGGATGACGGTCTTTGCCATATTTGTACCCTTTCTACTGCAAACAATACAGCTTGTTACTTCTGTGTCAAGGACTTTCTGTCAAATTCTACCTCTTCAAGCCATTCTTTATCGCGGTTATCGATATTTCGTTTGATTCGTTCGGCCATACTGAGGGCGCATAGTTTCATGTTGCCTAGCCCACGATACTTGGGCTTGAACTTATCCGCGAAGCCCACGCAGGACTTCTCGTAGATCTGTTCGGTACTGTAAGGACTGGTCGGGTGTGTCTTGATCGAGAACATCTACAATCCCTTTCCTGTTGCGGCCTTGACGGCTGCGTTGGCTTTCTTGACGGCTTCGCCTTCAGAGTCGCCAGACTTCAATGATCGGTTGGCAGTCTCCATCCAGAGCCGACTACGACGCCTGGTCGTGGCCTTCTTGGTGAAGCGTTTGGCGTCTTCAGTGCCCCAGGGCATGTGTTACTTTCCACCCTTCGTATCCATGCCGCCCCCACCCATACCCATGGCCTTCTGCATGGCCGAGTGCTGGCGATTTAGGCACGTCATGGCCCCACCCTTGAGGTCCTTATCAGCCAGGATCTCTTGGGCCTTAACGAGTACCCTTGCGTTGTCTTCGTCCCGCCACTTGTTTTCCATTTTCGTTGGGTTTACGCTTGCCTTTGTGGTTGATGCTTTCTTTGCCATATTCCGTATACTCCTGAAAAAGGTCGTGTTGTCTGACATTGACGTTGTCGGACTCATCACGACGTAGTTCCTCAACGTGTTTGCGGACGGTAATCATCATGCCGTTGCTCCTGCCCCCGCCATAGCGGCCTGCTGTGACTCCATTTCCTTGAGGAGTTCTTCCTTGTGGGGAACGTCTGAAGCCTCGATGAGGGTCTTGGGCGGCAAGGAAGGCAAGCCACTCTCACGCAGGGCTGTGTTGAGATCCAGGGTCTCGGCGAACTGCTGGAAGCGGGCCGATGGAGCCGACCTTGACGTCCCAACTGATGCGTAGTACCGTCCGCTCCTGACGTTGCGTAGGGCCGCAATGGTTGACTTGATGACCATCTCCTTGGCCAGCTTGTCGACCTCTGCCATGGCCTGTTGCTGCATAGCCTGGACCTTCTCCATGTCCTTGATGGTGTTCTCTCGCATGACAGGGTCCAACTGCATGATCTGTGCCTTGTTGAAATCCAGGGGAGCTACGGGAAGCTCGACGCCAAGCGACTGTGTCGCCGCAACGCGGGCCTCGTCCATCAGGGCCGGATTAATCAAGTTCTTCTCATCGATGATCTGCGCTATCTCGTAGTCGCTGTAGACTTTTGTCGAACTGATGACGGTCGATAGGTAGGTCCCAAGCATGTGAAAGGTCCAGTCCCACCGCTGAAGAACTGAGAAAGTTCCAGTTGCACTGGCCTGCTGCTTGAGCCCTATGGCTCGACCGCTCAACTGCTTTGGGTCGGCCTCCGGGCTCTCGGTCCTGATGTTGGTGATCTCCCGCATGACCAACTTGCCGTCCTGGTAGGCTGCCTCATGGGCAACGCCTATGGGGGCCGGAAGTAGTTTTTCGACCTTGCCTCCAAACCAGTCGGCATGAATGACAACCCCATCTTCGCTACCATGATCGGAAAGCCACTGGGCCTTGCCATGTTCATCCGAAGCAATGATCCAGCCGCGATTAGCCTGGCCCTTGATGATGTTGGTTTCGGCAGACTTCATGTAGTTGACGTAATCCTGAGCACCGATCAGATCGTCAACGATTGTTGACTTGTAGCCAGAATCGAAGTAGGGGTAGAAACCCATGATCGGAAACAGGGACATGCCACCCGTCAGCATCTCCATCTCGTCTACCTTGTGGTCGAGCAGGGCATCTCCGATCATCGTGGCGTGGTGCATAACCTGGCAGACCGCGTCCTTGATAACGTACCTTGATCCAAACTGCTTCACCTCTTTTTCAAGACCCCTCTTGTCTGACTCCTCTACGACAAAGGTCGGCGGCTTGCTTTCATCTTCGGTGTCGTAGACGTACCAGACGTTTCGGGGCGTACGATACCAGCAATGGAAGAGCCTGGTCTTGAGGTCGTTGAAATCCTCACCGATCATCTCGCCCGAACTCGATACCATCGAGTTGTGGTGAATACCAAGTACGCCTGACATGAAATTGCGGATATACGAAACAATCCCACCACTACCACCCAGCGATCCGTTGCCCTGGCTGTCGATCAAATTGGCCTTGTCGGGATACAGAAGCTTCAGTTCCTCGCGGTCGGCCCACGGCTGCCAGATCACAAACATGCCCCCCTCGCCTCTGGTGTTGGGGTCGTAGACCTTGCAGGTAGGATCAGGCATGACGTCGAAGGGATCGAGTTGCCGGATCTCCAAGTCTCCATAGAGCGGATCACGACTCCTATCCACAAAAACCCCAACGTATCCCGCCCCACAACTGATGCCATTCTCAAAGGCGTGGCTGATCTCGTATTGTGCCGACTGGTCGGACATGGCGTGCTTGATGAGAGCTGACTTGATGTCGGCCAACATCTTCATGCCGCCATGATGGTTTATCATGGTTATGTCTTTGGGATTCTGCGCCACCTGACCGGCGAGAAACTGGACCTGCGGGCGGATCAACGGTATGGTAATGCAGCACTTACCCCGACTCTCGTTGTACTGTTTCACGGCAGGGTCCCACTGGCCTGAGCCGGCACCGCTCTTGTAGCGCATGTTCTTGGCCATGCGCTCGAACATCTCGGCGTTGCCACTCGTGGCTATCTCCCGCAGCTCGATCATGCGGGCTACGATCTCTTGGTCGGTCTTTGGTAGTGCGTTAGTCATCAGAATTTCATCCAATTACTCTTCTGTAAGATCCGCCACAAGCGTTAGGCCGGGGTCTTTGTTGATTCCAGCCAAAGACCACATGCTCGTCAGTAAAGTATTATTCTCCATGCCATAACCCTCAATACAACAACCAATCCATTTCAGATTGTCGGACGACTTACCAGAAATAAAGACCCGCTGGCCGTTGATGGTTTGGTAATAATGACCAACCATTATACTGATTCTTGCTATAATCCTTGCGTTATAGACATCTTCAAGGTAATTTACCCTTTTCGATAGACCTTTGACTTCACCGTTTAGGTTCGCCTGAACCTTAAATGCGTCGATATAACCCTGATGATTCGTGACAATTGCCTTGAGGGCCTTCACTGTGTTTTCCAGATTGTTAATCATAATGGTGTTATTCATTTTTCCCATTACATTCCTTCCTTCCTAGAATTTCATCCAACTCTTTTCAGAACTATTGTGGCCTGATCCATGGCGATCTATCACAGAAGAAGACGTTATTGTCTCCCCAAGCTCTTCACGCTCAATCGCCGCCCGAATATTGCGAACCCTGGGGGCCGACATCGACATGTACCGCATTGCGTCGGCAAGGTGAAGGTAACGGTTCTCGGCAGGTTTGCCCTTGAAGACAGGATTGTCCGGGTCGCTACGCTCTTGCTTGGCCTCCACGTAACCCTCGAGCGCATCCAGGCCCTCCAGTGCGTCGGTGTCGTCGATCCAACACGAGTACAGGAACTTGCGGGTCCGCTCAATGCCATCGGCCACCCGCTTCTCCAGGTCCAGGACGTTGAAGTGCAGACCATTCTCGCGCGCAGTCTCCAGTAAACTCTTGCCCGCCACGGCCCGGTAGGCGTTGTTGGCTTCGGTATCGAACGGTGCCCAATGCCCGCCATATCGATAGCCCTCCTTTTCCGACAACTCAAGCATACGCTCGGCCCATCGCTCCATACCCCAACCATGCTGTTGCTCCGATCTCAGGACCATGATGTCCATACCGATG